GGGTTGTTTCCTAGTTTTGTCAACTTGTTTTACGCCGATGTAGTAGGGGCATTTAATCTTTTTGTCAAGAATCAATGCATATTTGTGCCAGGCGTTTATATCTCTCGTTTTCACTCCCGGAGGAGAAAATTCAAACTCATAGTGTGCTATCTTTGCATACTCAAAGACTGTTTTACCTGCATCAGTTAGACGTAACCCAGTCCCTGCTCTACCAGTAACAAACCACTCAAAAACTACTTTATCGTGTGGCTTATCTTTCCATGCAAAATCAGGATCATCTTTAAGCTGATCAATGACCAGTTTTACAATCTCTATTTTAGTCTTGGGATAGGTCATCGGGGTAGACCGTTCTACCGCTGTTCATAAACACTACGGTAAACTTGTCTGTCTTAAACTGTGCGTTAAGTTTGCGACAAAGGTTACGAGCATGTCCTGGATTTGAAAAACTTGTTTTCTTGTATTTAGGTGCAACGTCATTAGAGAGATAGTGACTTGATTTTAGATTGATCGGCTGATCATCGTAGAACACAGCCCAGATTCCTGCTGCCTCTACGATTTGGTCGCACTTATACGTCTTCTATCCGTGATGGGTAGAACAACGTCTTTGTTCATTTTGGATTCCACCACGGACATTTTGTCCATAAACTTCTTAATGTGTAACATAATCTATGTATTTATCACACTTTCTGCTTCTGTTTTGGTTTTATATGGTCCTTGATAAGGATATCTCTGCACGAAGATATATTTGGGACAGAATGATACTTGCTTAGTGCCGTTCTGATCAATCACATAATAGCCTGCTGCGTGATAACACTTGCTCTTTTTAGACTTAGTGAACAGATGCAAACCACGCTGAATATCCAAGATACTGTTATATACCCGCTTAGTAGTAGGATAGTCAGGATATGGATGTGTGGGCTTTGAGATAGTGTTTGCAATGGATTCAAAGCGAATCTTGGTAGACTTCTTCAATTCATCTGCATTGTTGAACTGAAGGAAGGTGCCGTTTAACTGCACCCCGTATCCCGCGTTGTTTGCTTCAATATTGCCTACCTTTTTATGACCATCTGTGACGATCCAAAACTGATTTTTAACGATAGGCTTCGCTACTAATTCAGTCATAATATGTTTCCTTCATTAACATTTTAAATAAATCTTTCTTATGTTTGGGTTGCCAGTACTTTGCATTTTGCCCGCATTCACCATGGCGACGAGTAATTTCACAGTATGGAAGCTTAGCCTTTACTTTCTGTGGACCAGTGACCATATTCTCAACTACTGTTGCATTCTGTGGAAATTTAGAGCATTTGTAGTTAACGTCCTGTGCCCCTACAAGACCATTCAAAGTGAAAATCCTGTCAATCATAAGCATAGTAGAATGCTTGCAATCTTTGCACAACAAAAGTTCTTTAGACATGTAACAACACCCACATAATTTCGTCTTCGGTTAGATGCCGAAGATTTCCGTCTTTACGATTTTTTATGTACTGATATGTTCCGTCCTCGTTATGACGAACGACATTGTATGCGAACATCACATTAGGCGGCATCTTGTTATATTTTTTCCAAAAAGTCTCGCCGGTCTTATGGTCACGATATTCAGCGTAGTGCGGGCGAAACGTTTCACGAAATGGATGGAATTCATCGCTTTCAATATCCACCCAAACAGACTTACCGTTCTTACTACCAGCAGTAATCATTTGGATTTCCATGCCAGGACGAAATCCTCGTGACTTACTCTGAATATCTGTGATCCAGTTAGCCATTGAGTACACCCTTATACGGAGAGTTAAGCCACTTGCTGTAAGTTTCAGCCTGTTCGCTAATCTTAGTCAACTCATACTTACCGCAGAACTTCATTAGCTGTACGCCAACCATCGGAGTCGTAGTAGTGCGAACATCACTCTTAATGATGTTATCAACAGTTTCCTTGATATCGTCAGGCATAGCACGAAGGTCAATCAGAGTGCGGTTGCGTTCATAATCATCCTTGACGCGGTGTTCAACGCCCTCGTGGTCGACCCACTTCTGCAAGAGAAAGTTATTCCACTTGAAGCCCTGCTTTACACGATCTTCAAACGCATCACGAATACCGATAGTGTTTTTAGAACCCTTCTCACGGGCGCCCGGGTATGCACTGAATACGTTGTCAGTTGCGTCACCACGAATAATCTTCTTGAACAAGAGATATTCAGGGTCTTCAAGCAACTTAGGCTCGCCAGTCTTCTTGTCCTTGATAGGCTTACCACGGTCATTGAAGTAACCATCAAGCGTGATAAGCTGATTAGCAACACCGTTGTATTGCTTTACATTCTCACTGATAAGCTGGACAAAGTCACTGTCACTAGAAATAATGAAGTGTTCATCGTTGGGATGCAAGTCAATGAAGCGGGCAATGATATCGTCTGCTTCTGCGTTGGGTACACGCAATACGCTTGCGTTAGTCTTCTCACGCAAGTAAGTAGTGAAAACGTCATACGTTTCCCAGAACATCTGATTTTCTTCTACTTCACGCTCGGTCATTGCGCTTTCGTCAAGCTTGCGATGAGCCTTGTAGCGAGGATAAAACTCCTTACGCCAGCTACGACCCTCAAGACAGAACACAACATGGTCAATGCCATACTGGCGAACGATCATATTGACGGATGACATAGTAAGATGCATAGCCATGCCAATCTTCTCCCACGTGTCACTATTGCGAGAAGCAACGTGACGAGCGCGGAAGAAAGTGTTAGCAGTGTCAATCAGTGCGTATTTCATGTGGTACTTTCTCTGTTAATATATACATATATTACACTATATATCAGCAGAAGTCAAGCCTTAAGGGAACACAAATAGTGGATTTGTGTCTTTTTCTATGTTAGAGAATTCATATGATAAACTATCACCGCATACTATATTTTTAGATCCAGTTCGTCTCGTAGCAGCATCAACATTTGCAGGAGTAAGATCAATTCCATATATATTGTCGGCATTTCCAAATTGTCTATTAGCAACCCCTAATAGAAATTGACCATCCCCGCACATTGAATCAAGGAAAGTTTTGGTTCCGTCAAACGCATTTTGATCATGTTGTGAAATATGGTCAAGAATATAGTCCACAAGTGAAGTGGGAGTAAACACCTCGCCTAATGCCTTCACTCGGTTTCGGTCTTCGGTAATGTCATTTTCAAATTTTATTGAATCAGTCAAGTCTTGGTCAGTAATACCCCATTCAATAGGAATTTCTTCTCCGGTAACGATTTGATTCAAGTCAAATTTCTTGATGTTTCTAAGACCAAAGGCATGACCCTTAATATTCATCCTACGAATGTATTCAGCAAATACCTTATTTTTCTGCGTAAACAGTCTTAGCTTTTCTGCCTCTTCTTTAGTAGAAGTAGTAATATAACAAATCGTGCCACCGTATACAGGTTCGTTAGTAACAGTGTAACTCTTTTTACTTTCTAATACATAGAACGCAAATTTCCAATCAGTGTCTACTTCAATATCAGTATAATCATAAGTAAATGAGTCTCTCCCTCGTCCGGGAAGTTGACGAATTACTCTATTGGGTTTAGATGAATTAAACTTATGATTTAACCCCGCGTTACTACTTGCGTAATAGACAAAAGGAAAACAATCATCGGCGTTATGCGAATAAATTTTTGCAGCGAGTCCGCCTATGATCTTTGGCGGACTTGTCCTGGGTTTTTTTGTTACTGAAAAAAAACACGTATTATATGGCCAAACTACTATATTGTCCATCAGATGGATATAATCTACTTGATAGTCTTTAAAGAACCCATCTATTAGGTCCGGTATTATACCCTTTAAGGTAATTAAAACAAGACTACCCCCATCTTTGACTCGCTTGAAATCATTGCGGGCAACTGTTTTATATAATGTAGTGTTGCCTCCTGTTCCTGCAATGTTGTTTTTTTCGGCAATGTTAAATGCTGGGTTACCTAAGCAGTAATCAAAAAGCATAGTTTTTAAGCTCCTCAAGTGTTATCCCATATTTAGCTTTCCACCGGTTGTGGTGTTCTGAATTATATTTTACGCTCATTGAATACTCAATGTTTTCATTAAGGATGTTTGCATTTTTAGTACCATGCGTAGGAACGGCACCAAGAATTTCAGCTTCATCCAAAACTTGTTCTTTGGTAAGTAGGTATATATCAACTACAATATTATCACTGTCGCTATCGTCAACATGGCCATACAAGTAATACTGAATGTCTTGCCAAAAACGATGCTGTAGTCCACCAGGGCCTACGTCGGTTCTGATGTTCCACTTTTGTTCTATATAGATTTCTTTACCTGGAATTTTACTATCTCCTCGCCCAAGCGAAGATTTGACATTTTCCCACCCTAAATAATTATTGATCCAACGTTCAAATTTAGGTCCATATTGCTGGGCGCTGGGAAATGTAGCACTAATCAATGCTAAATCTTCAAGGGACAAATCAAGCCCCCAGTTTTTTTTGCTGTATTGTTCTTTAACAAGCTTCTTTTGCTTGTGTGCAGAGATAGTAGAGTTGCGGTCAAACAAAATATTCATAGTAATAGTTTCCATCTGATAATATAATTCACTATACACTATAAACTGGTAGTTGTCAACCTTTTATTTAAAAGTCGGCACTATCTATCTGATCTTGATGAAATTTTCTGGCATCTGTTTCATTGTCAAATGCTTCTAAAACCTTTTTCCCGCCCAATGGATGAGGGAACCAAACTACCCATTCATTTGTATCATTATCATGGGTACAATAAAGTCTTACTTCGTCGTCCATCAACTAACTTCCGTAAATCCGCCACCAAGATCACGCTGCTGGATAATTCTCATGTCACTTTCACGCTTTGTAGGATCAGCTTGTTCCTGCTCGTATACTTCAAGTGCGATGTTGCGACATACAGTTTGGAACCATCTATCAACAATCATTGCATCTGTGTCGTCTTCACGAATCTTATAACCCTGTTTTACGAGATTGACAACAAACTTGTCATTCCAATCAAGTTCAAATGCACCGTTGTTAATATCAGCAGGATCAAGATCAACACTTAGAATAGCAACATACGGTTCACCTGCTGCTGTTGCCTTTTCCTTAGGACTTAGTTCTTTCTTCTTAGGTGCCTTCTTTACTTCTGGCACAGGTTCAGGAGTCGGCTCTGGGGCTGGACTAAACCAATTTTTAATCTTATCAAACATATTTTACCTCTGTATAGTATATATCTGCTTTTTACCGTCAGTCATGATAATCGTACCGTCGATCCACTTCGGGGGCGGACGATTAGACCAGCGTAGCAAGTCAGTCTTGCCATAGTTGTAATAGTTACGATAGTTGATTATCGGGTCCAAACTAATGATATACTGCTTGTCCATGCAAGATGGCATCTTAGTCATTACCTTGCTTTGTTCAATATTCGCAGGAGCGTCCTTGAGAATATCTTTTAGCTTATCAATAGTAAGATGAGTACGACCATAGCGATAGGTATACTCACGACCAAGAGCCAAAAGATGATCATAGAGCCAATTATAATTAGCAGAGTTTTCACGAACCCAAACTGCCGAAGGATGATTAATGTGAGTAGCAGCATACATAATAGCGTCAGCATTGCCTGATAACCTCCAACGTTTTGCTTTACGTCCGGTCTGCGTTTGTCCTACAAACTCCTCACCATCAATGACACGATGGGCTGTAGAAAGCAATTGTGCAGTCTCCAAGATCATTTTAACAACATGGCGGTCAACCATGTTGCGGGCAGCAACCTCGGGGTCGGAATCTACATAAAATATATTCATAATATTACCACTCTATCATAATTAAACAATGTTGTCAACCTTTAAAAGCTCATCCATAGTGTATAGGTTTGCCATATAGCAAGAAACATCTTCTAACACGCTAACAGCAGCATCACCTGGTCTACGAGGACCATACTTGATATCAAAGAAGGTGTTATTGACTTCTTGGAACTTGTTTACAATCTCTCTAACAGTATAGCCTACACCATGCCCCAAACTTTCTACACTGTTTGCAGGCTTTTCAATTGCAAGCTTCAACGCATTACAAATTTCGTTTACGTGAACATAGTCACGAATTGCTGTACCGTCATGACTTTGCTCATAATCCTTACCATAGATGGTGAATTCATCTGTATCAATGGCCTTAATAAGGTTGTACATCAACCCGTCTGGATTTGTGGGCTGATATCCATCAGTACCAATTACGTTATAGAATCTAAAGATTGTGTAAGGAGTTGGTCTGTGTGTAGTGCAATATTCCCTAACTACATCTTCCGCTGCACGTTTGCTAATACCATATGCGCTCTCGCATAGTTCAGCAGCACCAGTACTTGCAAAGATAAAATTCTTTGTCTTGATCTTATTGATTACGTTCATTGTACCGTTGACGTTGGTGATATAGTATTGAATAGGAATACGTTCACTTTCACCAACATTAACAAGTGCAGCAAGGTGAATCACTGCGTCATATTCTTGGTCAATAGCAAACAATCTGTTAATGTCAATCTGATGAAATTCGTTGACTGGATGTTGCGGTTCACGAATGTCTAATCCATGAATCTCATACTCTCCTTCCAACATCTTGCATAGATGAGAGCCGATGTAGCCTGAGTTACCCGTAATTAAAATCTTTTTCATTCTAAAACCCTTCAAATAAGCTTATACCGGCATCTTCTTCTTTTGGTTCAAAAGATGGATCTTTAGTCAAGTAAGTATCTCTCTCTGTGTAGATAATTCTAAACTTGTGTCGGTTAGCTAATACACTTCTGATATCATCAATACACAGAATACGACGACCTAAACTAGTGACAAAATCACTATACTTTACCGTAGTTTCATCACAAATCTTTGCTGTATTGTTATTACTCTTGCGAGATTCAAACTCGTTAAAGCAATGATTCCACTTATGGAACACTGCATCCTCGTGAATCTTGAAATGATTCACTGAATCATATGCTGCATACCAAGACTTGCTTGTAGGATATTGATCGTAGACTGCTTTAATATCCTCAGCCATATTGCGCTTGCTCGTAGTAAAGAACTGTGTGCTTGGGAAGTTTTGCGTCCAACGCTGATTAATCAATGCGAATGTAGGAAGCTGAATCATCTGCTCAAGGAAAGCAATGCCATAACTTTCTACTGTGCTTGGGTTAAACGCTACCCGGCAACTCTTAATGAAGTCTACCTTCTCTTGTCCAATG